ACATGAGCTGTTCCTGCCGCGCGCGGTGCTCCATGCCGAGGCGATCGACGATGGCGCGGTCGACCTGGATGTACTCGTCGATGAAGAACGTATCTTCCTCGCGCAGGTTGAAGGAGCCCGCGACTGCCGAGGCCCCCGCGTTGATGGCGCGGAAGCCGACTGTCGGCGTCGAGGAGATGTCCATGAACGCGCGCTTGCCCATGCTCGCGGGCAGCATCGGGATTGCGGCCATGACGTCGGACTCGCGCACCATGTTTTCCACAAAGGTGCGGGTCGGGTCGTTTTCCGGCAGCGTCTGCGCGTACTGCGTCAGCGTGATCGGGGTGGTGATCGAAACGTTGATAGCCATGGTCTAGGCCCCTCTTAACGTCCGCCGCCACCGGCGAACTTCTGGTTCATCTGCGCAGCGCGTTTCTGCACAAAGCTCATGTTCTCGTAGCCGGAGATTTTCCCGGCATCCTCTTGGCCCTCGCGGCCGCCTTGCGTGACCGCGGCGCCTCCCTGCGAGGAGAAGGACCGCATCAGGCTCTCGAACATCTCGACATGCGCCGCGACCGGGTAAGCCTTCAGCGTCGCGATGGAATGCGCGGCCTTGTCGCCGGCGCGCGCCGTGAGCCATGTCGCGACGTTCTCGATGCGGGTGTCGGCGGTCGCACCGAGCTTTGCCATCTCTGCGGTCTTGCCGGCGGTGATCTGCTGGTGCTCGGCGATGCGATTGGCGGCATAGACGCCAAGCAGCTTGGAGAACCCGGCCTGATCGAGCTTCAGTTCGTGCGCGGCCTTGCGCGCCTCGATCATCGCGGGATCGTCGACCTTGAACTCGAAAGCGGTGCCTTCCGGCGGCTTGAAGCCTTCCGGCAGCTTGATCTCGTACTTTTCGGGTGCAGCCGGGATCGCCTGCTCGCGCGCTACGCGCTCGGCATCGCGGCTCGACAGCCCATTGAAATGCTCGGTGAACTTGTCGGCGATGACCTCGCCCTTGGTCGCGTCCCAGAACTTCTCGGGGATGTAGGCCGGCCGAGAGGCCGCAGCCTGCTGGCCGCTATTCTGCGTCTGCTGGGTCTGGCCCTGGTCCGACGCGCCGCCTTGCCCCGCGCTGGAGCCTTGGCCCTGCGACTGGCTGCTGGAGCTGGAAGACGATTGGCCGCTCTGGCCCGATTCCGTCGTCACTCAAATTCTCCGTCATCACTTCGGCCATCACGGCCATCAGTTCTGACGCGAACTTTCGTCGACCAAGATTTTCCCGCAACGCACCGTCGCTCTCCGCGGCGCTCACAGCCATCAGCACTTTCTGCAAGCCGACATAAAACACGCGGCCGTCCGGCGTGCGGGCGAAGCGCTGCAAAGCCTCATGCACAAGCTTGTCGTCGATCACTGGCTGACCCTCGTCATGCCTACTGGAGCCCCTGTGCCTGTGCGGGATCGCCGGTCGGAGCGCCGTGGCGGCCGAGCAGCTTCGCGATCATGCCGACCGCGTTCTGCACGTCCTGCTCTGGCCGGAATTTCAACAGCGTGACACGCATCTTTTCGAGGAACGCCTTCATGGTTTCCTTGCCGTCGATGTAGGCGCGGAACTCCTCCGGGAAGGCCTGGCCGAGGATCTGGATCGCGCGCACCGCCATCGCGACCTCCTGCTGCTCGGCCGCACGCTGCGCCGGATTGCTCGGCACCAGCGAGACAGCCTTGCCGTTCACCTTGGCAGGCGTGATGACGCCGCGGGCCTCGAGGAGGTACTTGAAACGGAGGAATATCTTGGCCGGGCCCTCCCACCAGAAGGTCAGGCCGGGCGTGCCGATGCGCCGCTGCGCACGCGCGAGCTCGTCCATCCATTGCCCCAGCGTCGGCGGGGTGTCACCGCGCTGCTCGGGATAGTCGACATAGAACAGCTTGCGCAGATGCCGAACCTTGTCCTCCACCGCATAGATGCCCTCCTGCGGCGAGCCGGGATCGTACAGCTTCTTGATCGCATTCTCGGAGCCAACCCGGATCGGATACAGCATCCCCGGCTCGAGGCCCTGCTCGACCGCGGCGAAGCTGTCGTCCGGAATGCCCATCGGGGGGGTCAGGTTCAATTCGATGTGCGAGACCTTCTGTCCCTCGAGCTCGTCGACCTGCCGCAGCTCGGGCAGGCTCTGCAGGAGCACGCCGAGCCCATAGGCCCAGTCGGCGGTCGCGTTGAAGCGGATCACCAGGAACGGGCAGCAGCCCTCGCCCTTGATCACCGCAGTATGCACGACGCGGTTCTTGATCATCACGACATGCTGCCAGACCTCATCGCCGACCTGATCCCACAGCCGCCACCAGCCCCAGCGGACTTCGGTCTTTTTGTCCGGGCCGGCGTCGATGTCCTTGGCCAGATCCTCGGGGATCGGGATGCCCTTGAGCAGCGCGCGGACGTGGCGGTTGCGGGTGTGGCGGACGATGAAGCGGTCGTCGATCTCGCCATAGGGACCGAGGTTGATCTCGATCTCGCGCAGCGGGACGGCCTGAATGCAGATGTGCTCGCCCGGCCGCTCGTCGTCGATGAACAGGCCCATGGTGCCGATGCCGAGATCGGGATAGGCCGCCTTGGCAAATTCCGGGTAAAAATTCGAGCCCTTGATCGCGCTGAAAATCGCGATGTCGTCTTCCTTGATCTGGGCCTTGATCGATTCCCAGTCCGCCTTCTTGACGTAGATGCCCTTCGCCCGCTCGCACCACTGCTCGGCCTGCGGCATGAAGGTGTTGAGCATTTCCGTGACGTAATCGCCTGTCAGTTCGAAACCGGCGCTGGTCTGCAGGTAGCCGTCGTCATGGAGCGGGGTCGACGCCGGCGCCGACTGCGAATTGATCTGGCGCGATCGCAGCGGCGCGGTGAAGAAGTAGCATTCCCGCATGTCGAGCTCGAACGGCGATTTCTGCCGGCGGCAGTCGGCGACGCGCTGGTTGGCCTCGGCATCGAGCGGGTGTTTGGGTTCCTGTTTCGGGGTCCGGGCCATGTCAGCCCTTCGCCGCTTGCTCAAAACTCGCAAGCGCGCCGAAACGCGCCATCAGGCTCGCGGTGTCGGTCTTGGCGCGGTCCTGTATCGCCAGAACCTGGTCATTCTGCGCCTGCTGCTGCTCCTGCTGCAGCATCGGATCGACCTGGATCACGGGTGGGTCCGGCGCTTTCATGAACGATTTCGGCTCCTTGGCGCAGGCAGTCTCGCCACAGAGCATCGGGCCGCAACGCACTGCCGCGGATGCCGACAAGCTGCCGGATCGCGGGAACACACCAGAACCCCACGCGAAGGCCGCGGCTCACCTTGCGCGGCGCCATGCCGAGCAGATCAGCGTCCGCCGTGTAGAAGTTGAGGAGCCGCGTCGCCTCGGTGCCGTGAGCGGCAGTGATGTCGACCGTCGAATAGCGCCAGTCGAAGAAGATCCATGCGTCGAGATCCCGGATGTAGCCGAACGCCGAGACGTGCTTGTAGCGCCCACAGGCCAGCCACCTGACCCAGCGCGATTCCGTCGTCTTGTGGAAAGCAATGACCCAGTTCTCGACCTGGCCCGCCGCGCCGGCCGCAACCAGCCTGATCATCCCGCAACCCGCCGCATCGATCGGCGGCCGTGCCAGCCCTTGACCGGCTGGGCAAACCCGCCGCCCATCGTCACCGCCCTGCCCTCGCCGCCGCCGAGCAGCATGTTCTCGCCGGCCTCGCAGACGTGGCTGTACTGGTTTTTCTCGGGCTGATCGGAATAGCGCTCGCCCGACACGCGCAGCCGCCGCATGAAATAGCCGCCCTCCATGCCCGTGATGAAAGTCGGACAGCCGGGATCGACGATCATCGCCGACGCCCGCCCGGTGCTCGCGCGCCGCATCAGCACCGCGTTCATCGCCTCATGGCGCACCGTCAACTGGTTCTGCGGGTTCGGCGCCGGCAGCACCGTGATGCCCTTGTCGCGGAACACCTCGAACGGCGTCTTGTCGAACGCCTCGCCCTTGTGCTGGCCAGCAGGATCGCCCCAAAAGATGAATTTGAATCCCGGATATTGCTGAGACAGGTAGGTTTTCAGCAGCGGCGCGAACT